AATTTAACAGATGCGTGGACTGAATTAGAAGAGCAATCATTTGTAGCAGTAAATGGGTATAACAATTATCAAGGCGGTTACAATCAATTTTTAACGGAAGATGTTATTTGCTTAACCAACCCTGATGTAAATATTTACAGAGCCGATAATAGCCAATATTTTAACGTGCTAGTTGATTACAATAATGGCGATGGGTACGATTTGGTTTACCGATATAGAAACCTAGCCAACGCAACGATTGAAGATGTAATTGTATTTGATAAAGACGATGCAAGACTAGATATATTTATGTTAAAAGTACCTTATCGAACTGCAACGGCAGGGCTTGAAAACGGAAACAGCGTACAAGTTAGATTAGATACAAGCGGAGCAGTTCCAGCACAACCGTTTATTTACTTCTTAAATGGCGATGATTGTCTTTACACTCCGATAAAATGCACGTTTGTAAACTCAAAAGGCGGGTGGCAGTACCTAACATTCTTTAAAGCAAGGACTGACAGCTATGATGTAAAGAGCAAAGGGTTTAATCTATTAGCTGATGCAGTTGATTACAATCCATTAAGAGGGCAACGCAAAGAGTTTAACTTTGATTTAAAGCAAACTGTTAAACTAAATACTGGCTGGGTGGATGAAAACACAATCGAGTTGCTTGTAGAATTAATGACTAGCGAAACTATTTTATTGGATAACGAGCCAGCAACATTAAAAGACAAATCTTTGCAAAAGAAAACAAGATTAAGAGATAAAATGATAAACTACGAGATGAATTTCGAATACTCGTTTAACTTAATAAACGATGTAGACTAATGGTAGGAATTTATATTTATATCGATGAACTAATTGATGACGTACTAACGCCAATTTCAAAACGAATAGAGTTATTTGCTGATGAAACAATTAGCATAACTTCATCTATTCAGAATTTTAATGATTTAGGCAAGATATTTACCGATTACTCAAAATCTTTTACAGTTCCAGCAAGTGCAATAAATAATAAAATCTTTTCTTATTGGTACGAAAATGCAGTAAGTGATGGATTTGACCAACGTAAAAAGTATTTCGGTAGAATAGAGATTGACGACATACCTTTTCGCTTTGGTAAATTTCAGTTAGAAAAAGCCGATAAAAAAGATAATATGATTGAAAGTTATACTATCAATTTTATTGGTAATCTAACGCAACTAAAAGACCGATTTAAAGAAGACAAATTAAATAGTTTGCGAGATGCAAATGGTGTAAGTTATTACAATGAGTTGAATTTTGCTTATACTCAATCAAATGTAAGTACTATTTTATCATCTGTAAGTGGACTCGGTCTTAATCTTGCATTTCCTTTAATTGGAAGTAACAGGCGTTATGAGTGTGGGACTGGTACAGGTTCAGATATTACAACTACAAGCGGTGCTATTGATGCGAGGGAGTTATTTCCAGCTATTCCAGTTTATAAAATATTTGAGTTTATACAAGATAAATATAATCTTACTTTTAGTGGTGTATTTTTACAAAGTTTATTATTTACAAAACTTTGGTTATACTTAAAAAATGCTGAAAAGTTTACTGTTAGAACCGAGCCGATACAGGTTGATTTTTTTAATACAACAGATTCAGATTTTTACGATTTAACAACTAATGAAAATATATTTCAATTTGGTACAGTTGCCAATAGATTTCGTTCTTTTGTTAGAATAACACCGACAGATGATACAATACCATATACATTAACTATTTATGATAATGGAGTTATATATCAAACTTATGAAAATTTATTAGGTAATCAAGGAATTATATTTTTTGAAAAATCAAGCACACAAGAAGCGCAAGTTAATGGAAATTGGGTTCAACATAGATTTACTTTTTTTGTAAGTTCAGACTTTCCAATAACATTTACGTCTTTGTTTCAGTTAGTGTTATATGTTGGTACTACTATTAATATAGTAACTGCAAACGTAACCGCAACGCCAACAAATCAAACAACATCAACACTTTTAAACATACAAAATTATATTCCTGACATTACAGTTGAAGCGTTTTTAGTTGGTATAATTAAAGCACATAATTTAATGATAATACCATTAAGCGAAACTTCTTTTGAATTTGTTACAATGGATGCCTATTTTCAACGTGGTAGAATTTTAGATATTACTGAATATTGCGGTACAGATGAGGAACAAATTAGCAAACCTAGAATATTCAAGTCGATTAAATTTGCTTATGAAAAGTCCGAAAATATAATTAACAATTCTTTCCGTGGGTTTTTTAACCGTGAATACGGAGATTTAAGTTATGATAACGAAAATATTACAAGCACCGAAGTATATGATGTTAAACTACCATTTGAGGATATTATGTACGAAAGATATATTCCACCAATAACAGATTCTGCAGTAACTAATTTTGTAACTGCAACGTTATGGAATAAAGACCAACAAGCATACACGCCAAAGCCAGTTTTAATGTATTTAAATAGTCGAGTAGCTTTAACAATAGATAACGTAACTACACCAATTAAATATACTTTTGCAGGTTCATCTTTTAACCAAACATTTTATAAATTATTTACAAACGAAATACAAATTGCAGGAAGTGATGGCGCATTTTTATATGGGTTTAATTTTAGCGATGAGTTTGGAGTTGTAGATACTAGCGCAGCACCTCCAAAGGGTTTATATGATACTTACTACGCAAACTATGTAGAGAATCTTTACAATATTAGAACTCGAAAAGTAACTGTAAAAGCGATGCTAAATACTTTAATAGTAAATAGCATTCAGTTATACGACCGTATTATATTAAAAAATAAACGATACACTATTAACACAATGACAGTTGATTTGACAACAAAGGAAACAACCTTTGAACTATTGAGCGATTTTAGACAGTTTACCGACGCAAATGTAGGGTTAAGAAATACAAATATTGAAAGTTTAGTTATAGACAATACAGCGCAAGATATAGAGTTGCAAGTATTCTTAAATCAATCCGATTTGTGGCGTTCAAAACTAGCAACGGGCTTTTTAGTAGGAACTTATACAAGCGGTGGAAATGTTTACGAAGATGGACTTTTAAATGTTTCAGTTCCAGCAAATACAACTGGAGTTAATCGAACTGACAATGTATTATTAGAGTACTTTCAAGGCGCAGTTTCAACAACTATTCAAATCCAAATCAATCAATATGCTTAATCAAATACTACAAATGTTACATAATATCGAAGACTGCAAAGGTTACGATAATATACAAATAGCCAAAGGCAAATACGAACTAGCCACAACGTGGAAACAAGCATTTAAACAAATAAAAAACAAATATAATGGCTATAGAGAAAATAATTGATATTACAGTTAATTCAAATTTTGATAAAACAGAAGCAGAGTTAAAAAAATTAACTAATGCAATTAAACAAACAGACCAAGAAGCCACAAATTTAGATGCTACATTTGAGGAAATATATGGTGATTTACAACCATTAACCGCTAGAATGGGTGAAGCTGAAGATAGGCTTTACGAGTTAGCAAAAGCAGGTAAACAAAACACACAAGAATACAAAGATTTATTACGTTCTGTTGCTGAATACAAAAAAGTACAACAACAAACAGATTTAGTAGTTGATGCTGCTTCTCAAACTATGGGGAGTAAATTATCAGGTTCTTTAAATGCTGCTGCTGGTGGTTTTGCTTTAGTTCAAGGTTCAATGGCTTTGGTTGGTGTTGAAAGTAAAGAAGTTGAAGAAACTTTATTAAAAGTAAATGCTGCTATGGCTATTAGTCAAGGAGTTGAAACAATTAATCAAGGCGCAAAAAGTGTAACCGCTTTATCTAATACTTTAAAAAGTTTTACAATAGTTCAAAGAATTAGCACAGCAGTTCAAGTGGCTTATAATGCAGTTATGGCTGCAAATCCAATAGGTGCTGTAGTCGTTGCAATTACCGCCTTAATTGCTGCAGGTTATGCACTTGTTAAAATGTTTCAAGCAAGTTCAGATGCTGCGGCAAAATCAGAACAAGCACACAAATCTCTTACCAAAGAATTAAAAACACAAGTTGAAGCGCAAAAGGCGGCAAGTATTGAAGCAGATTTAAGTAGGGATGCTCAACTTAAAATGGCAAAAGCATCAGGTCAAAGTGCTGCTGAAATTAGAAAGTTATCTGTAGAATTAGCAAATCAAGAAGTAGCACAAAAGATAGCCAACGCTCAAACGTTAAGAGCGATTGCAATAGAAGCGATAAGAGTTGCAGGTTTAGAAGATGCAACCGACGCACAAAAAGAATTGGCAAAGAATGCCTTAAAAGAATTTAACGATGCAAATGAACTAGCAAAAACTGCAGTATTAAATAGAAGAAAATTATTAATTGATAACAAAGCTGCAGAAACACAAGAACAAACAGACGCAACTAAAAAGGCAAATGATAAAGCGACTGAAATATCAATTAAAAACGCAGCAGACTTAAAAGAAAGATTAAAAAAAGAACGTGAAGAATTATTAAAACTTCAACAAGATTATGCACAAAAAGAAAGAGATTTACAAAAAGAACTAGGATATAAAGCACAAGATGACATTGAAGCGGCAAAAAAAGCAAATGCCGATAGGTTACTTACTGAAGAACAATTAGCAATACAAAACGAAAATGATGCTTATAAGCTAAAATATGATAATGCTGTAAAAGCTGGGCAAGATACTGAAGAATTAGAAATACAACATTTAAACAACTTAAATGACATAAATCTTACCGCACAAGAAAAGACATATGCACAACAAAAAGAGGCTGCAGATAAAGAAATTGCTTTAGATAAAGCGGTTGCTGACCAAAAGAAAGCTATTCAAGATTCACAATTAAATTTAGCATCATCAGCAGTTGGTTTTTTAAGTGCGGTAGCTGGTAAAAATAAATCATTACAAAAAACTGCAATTATAGCAGAAAGCGCTATTGGTATAGCAAAAATGATTATAGCAAATCAAACTGCAAATATTGGTGCATTAGCAACACCACAAGCAATAGCGACATCAGGAGCAGCAGCCGCGCCAGTTATAGCTTTTAATACTATTACAACTGCATTAGGTGTAGCAACTACAATAGCAGCAACTGCAAAAGCATTATCAGCAGTAGGTGGTGGTGGAGCAGGTGGCGCACCAAGTGGCGGTGGTGCAACAGGTGGCGGTGGCGCAGCACCTCAATTTAACGTAGTAGGAAATAGCGGAGTGAATCAATTAGCTGATGTTATGAATACAAAAGAACAAACGCCAGTTAAAGCATACGTAGTACCTAGTGATGTGACTACGGGACAATCTTTAGACCGTAACATTATTAGAAATGCAAGTTTAGGATAAAACAAAAATTTAAAATAATAATTATAAAAATATGAGAATAGTAGAATTAATAATTGACGAAAAGGAAGATTTGGCAGGTGTAGATGCAATTTCTGTAGTTGAATTTCCAGCAATAGAAGAAAACTTTATAGCATTAAACCAAGAATTACAATTAGCAAAAGTAGATGACGAAAAAAGAATTTTAATAGGTGCTGCATTAATACCTAATAAAAATATTTATCGTAGAAATGGTGAAGAAGAATATTATATTTTCTTTTCAAATGAAACAGTTCGCAAAGCAAGTGAATTGTTTTTAATGAATAGCAATCAAAACAACGCAACACTAGAACACGACAAAAAGTTAAAAGATTTAACAGTTGTTGAAAGTTGGATTGTTGAAGATGTAGAAATGGATAAATCTAAAAAGTATGGTTTAAACGCACCAGTAGGAACTTGGATGGTAACTATGAAAGTAAATAACGATACTATTTGGAATGACTTTGTAAAGACTGGTAAAGTAAAAGGGTTCAGCATTGAAGGTTACTTCGCTGATAAATTAGAAATGAGTTTAAAAAAAGAAAAAGAACTTGAATTAATAGAAAAAATAAAATCAATAATAATTAACGCTAATAAATAAAAAATGGGTAACAAAACAAATTCGCCAAAAGGCGGTAAAAGAGGGTGTTTATGCGACGATTCAACTTACAGTTCAAAATGTTGCGAGGGTGAATTAATAAATCAAGGTATTGGTAGCACATTACAACAAGGAACTAGCACTGTAACAAACGAAAACGGAGTTAGAACAATGGTTAGAAGTAATGGCTAATTTATAACAAAAGTAAATAACATTAATTAATATAAAAAAAATGAATTATGCAAACTGAAAAATTGGTTTTTAATAAACTATTTGGAAAAACAGAATTAGCTTCTGAAAAAGTAGAACTTGGTGTAATTGATGACATAGTAAAAGAAAAAGAAAAATATTCTAAATCTGTACAAGCTGGAAATTCAAAATCAAATTCAGTAGTAGATAATGCTAAAGCAGCTATTTCTTTGTATCAACAAGCTATAAAAGATTATGGTGTTATTTTAAATCAAGTTAATGCAGTTAAAAAACAAGCTGCTCAACTAGGTTTTGATATACCACCTAAAATAAATCAATTAGAACAAGAAGTAAATAGTTCTTTATCATATATGGATAAAAGAATTAAAGGATTAACTTCTGCTACAACGGTAACATCTTAAATAAATAAATATGAATGTAATAAACGAAATTAAAACTCTTTTGGGTATGGAAGTAAACCTTGCTCAAATGAAACTTAAAGACGGTGTTACTGTTATTGAAGCAGAAATGTTTGAAGCAGAACAAGCGGTTTTTATTGTAAATGGGGAAGAAAAAGTTCCAGTGCCAGTTGGTGAATACGAACTAGAAGACGGAACAATTTTAGTAGTAGCAGTTGAGGGTATTATTGCTGAAATTAAACAAGCTGAAGTTGAAGTAGAAGAACCTGAAGCGGAAGTAGAGGTAGAAGTTGAAGCACAAGCAGAACCAGCTACACCAAAAAGAATTGTAGAATCAGTTTCAAAAGAAATGTTCTTTGCTGAAATTGAAAAACTACAAGCACAAATTGCTGAATTAAAATCAGTAAAACAAGAATTAAGTTCAGATGTAATTGTTGAACCATTAACACATTCGCCTGAAGTTAGAAACGAAGTAAAACTAAACAAATTATCACCTAACCGCCAAATGACGACACAAGACATCGTTATGGCTAAACTATTTAACTAAATTATGGCTACAACTACAAGTATCACAACTACTTATGCTGGAGAATTTGCTGGAAAGTACATCTCTGCAGCATTACTATCAGGTTCTACTATCGCAAATGGCGGTATTGAAGTAAAACCAAACATCAAATACAAAGAAGTTATCAAAAAAATTGCAACTGACGGAATCGTTAAAAATGCAACTTGTGATTTTGACGCTACTT